ACTCGATAAAGATTTAAAATCATTTGTACCTAAGCGTGATGATGAAGGTTCATCTTCCGTTGTTACAACAGGTGGTTATTACGGACAGTATGTTGATATCGACGGCACTAGTAATAATAGTGAGAACGAATTAATTGTTAAATATCGTGAAGCTGCATCACAACCTGAGTGTGATCAAGCAATTAATGATATTGTTGATGGAGCTATTGCATCAGGAGATGATTCTGCACCTGCGGCTCTCAATATGAATGATTCTGAATTACCAGATTCAATTAAAAAGCAGATTCAAGATGAATTTAGTAAAGTACTATCTTTATATAAATTTAATCGTAAAGCGGCTGATATATTTAAGGAATGGTATATAGATGGTCGATTGTATTTTCATGTCGTAACAGACGAAAAGAATTTTAATAAAGGAATTAAAGAACTTAGACAGATTAATCCTTTATATCTTAAGAAAGTTAAAGAAGTTAAAAAAGTACTTGATCAGAAAACAGGTGTAAAAATACCAAAGGTAATAGCTGAATACTATATTTACTCTGAATCTGGAGATGGTGAAAGTGCTGGTGTTAAGATTGCTAAAGAGGCGATTGTCTCTTGTCCTTCTGGTCTACTTGATATCAATCAAGAGAAAGTGATATCACATTTACATAAATCGATGAAGTTGGTGAATCAACTTCGAATGATGGAAGATTCATTGGTTATGTATCGTGTATCAAGAGCACCAGAAAGAAGAGTCTTTTATATTGATGTTGGTAATCTTCCAAAAGGTAAGGCTGAAGAATATGTACAGTCGGTGATGAGTAAATACCGTAATAAACTTGTATATGATTCTTCTACTGGTGAGATTCGTGATGATCGTCGTCATATGTCTATGTTGGAAGATTTTTATATGCCACGAAGAGAGGGTGGTAGAGGTACTGAAATTACTACACTTCCAGGTGGAGAAAATCTTGGTCAAATCGAAGATGTTGTATTCTTTCAAAAGAAATTGTACAAATCTCTGAATGTTCCAGTCGCAAGACTTGAGCAAGATACTGGATATGCTTTTGGTAGACCTTCTGAGGTATCACGTGATGAAGTTAAATTTCAGAAGTTCATTGATAAGTTAAGAAATCGCTTTTCTTTCCTATTAATTGATGCACTTAGAATTCAACTTATTCTTAAGGGAATCATTAAACAAAGTGAATGGGAAGCAATTGAAGAATCAATTGCAGTTGATTTTGTTGAAGATAATTATTTCTCAGAATTAAAAGAAGCTGAAATCATTAAGGAAAGAGTTGAAGCTCTCAATATTGTGAATGAGTTTGTTGGTCAATATTATTCTAAAGCTTGGGTACGCAGAACGATCTTGAAGCAAACTGATGAAGATATTAGAAAAATTCAAGATGAGATTGAAGATGAGAAAAAAGATGAGCCAGATGATGATTTGGACATTTAAAAATAACAATTATTATAAATAGATACTATGAACAATACAGAAAAACTTTTTAATGATTTAGTGAATAATGATGAGCAGGCTGCTATGAGTTCTTTCACAGTAGCAATTCAAGATAAATTTGATCAAGCTATGGCTGTTAAAAGAGTGGCTATTTCGTCCGAAGTGTTCAATCAGCCTGTTGAAGAATCAACTGATCTAGTAGAAAAGATTGAAATAAAATATACTAAAGGTAAATCATCCAAGAAAGAAATTGCTAAGTTTAAGAATCAAAATGAGTTTGAAAAATGGTTCGGCTCACAAGAAGATGAAATTAAAATCATTTCACATAAAGGATTAAAAGATTAAAAAAATAAATGAAATTAATCACAGAACATTTAGAATCAAACCTCGACTTTCTCATTGAGAAAGATGAAAAAGGTAACAAGAACACTTTCATCGAAGGTGTCTTTATGCAAGCGGAAAAACAAAACCGTAATAATAGAATTTATCCTAAAGCTGTTCTAGAAGCAGCTTGTAACAAATATGTTAAGGAGCAGGTTGAAGCAGGTAGAGCCGTTGGTGAATTGAATCACCCAGAAGGCCCCGCTATCAATCTTGATAAAGTTTCACACAGAATTACCGAACTTAAATGGGAAGGTAATAATGTTGTTGGAAAGGCACTCATACTAAATACACCGATGGGTAATATAGTGAAAGGACTTATGGAAGGTGGATGTAAGTTGGGTGTCTCAAGTCGTGGTATGGGAACAGTTGAAAGTAAGAATAGCAAGTCTTATGTAAAGAGCGATTTTATGCTCTCTACTGTAGACATTGTTCAAGATCCCTCCGCACCCGAAGCATTCGTTAATGGAATCATGGAAGGTGTAGAATGGATATATGAGAATGGTATTCTAAAACCTCAACAGATTGAAGAATATGAGACTGAAATTAAAAAAGCATCTAGCTCTCAGCTTGCAGAAGCTCAGAAAAGGGTCTTTAGTGATTTCCTCTCCAAACTCTAATCATTAATAGAAATAAAGCTATGTCAGAAGAAACACAAGAAATAGAGGACATCATTGAGGATGTCACTGAAGAACAGCTTATTGCTAATGAAGAGCTTGAACAGGATCTACCTGAAGTCTCTGAAGAGCAAGAAGAAGCATCTTTTGATGATTCTATCAAATCTATTCTCCTTGGCGAAAAGAAAGCCGTAAAAAAGGAAGAAGAAGATGAAGATGAATCAGACGAAGACGAAGACGAAGACGAAGACGAAGAAATGGAAGAGTCTGCTAAATCTAAGAAAGAATCTGAAAAAGATGAAGACGAAGATGAAGACGAAGAAATGGAAGAGTCTGAAGATGAAGATGAAGAAGAAGAAGAGCCTAAGGAATCTAAGAAAAAGGTTTCTGAAGCACTTGATCTTCTTATTACTAATGAAGCAGAATTAAGTGAAGACTTCAAAACAGAAGCTGCTACACTCTTCGAAGCTGCTATTGCTGAAAGATCTCTTGAAATTCAAGAAAGTCTAGAAGTAAAATACAATGCAGAATTGAATGAAGAAGTTGAATCACTACGTGAAAGTCTCATCGAAAGAATGGATGACTATCTTTCATATGTAGTTGAAAGCTGGATTGAAGATAATACTGAGCAAGTTGAAAATACACTTCGCACAGATATTGCTGAAAACTTCATGGCTTCTCTTAAAGATCTATTCATTGAGAACTATATCGAAGTTCCAGCTGAAAAGAGAGATATTGTTGAAGAACTTAACACATCTGTTGAGGAATCTTCTACACAACTCGATGAAGCTAAAACAGAGATTGAAACTCTTAAAGAACAGGTTGAAACATTCGAAAGAGCTGAAGTTATTACTTCACTCTCTGAAGATCTTTCAGAAACAGAAATTCATCGATTCAAGTCTATCTTGGAAGATGTACAATTTTCTGATAAAGAAGCATTTTCTAAGAAAGCTCAAACAGTCAAAAATTCAATCTTTGAATTAAAAGAAGAAACATCTCAAGAAGAATCTTTGGTTGAAGAAACTGAAGAAGAAACAGAAATCATAATTGAGGGCGCAGCAGATCCTCTCAAGAAGCTTCCTGCTTCTATGAGAAAGTATGTTGAAGCTCTCTCAAAATAATCATATCACAATAACAACAACATAGGAGAAATTCAAAATGTTTAATACAGAAACAGAAATGAAAAAGTGGGCACCAATTCTTGAGCACAAGGATGCACCTGCTTTCCAAGACGCGCACAGAAAAGCTGTAACAGCTAAGTTGCTCGAAAATACAGAAATCGCACTTCGTGAAGAAAAAGCACAAGCTGGTTTCCTTAATGAAAACAATGTAACAACTGCAGCAGTTGATAAGTTCGATCCAGTTCTTATCTCTCTTGTACGTCGTGCAATGCCAAATCTCATCGCTTATGATGTAGCCGGTGTTCAGCCAATGTCTGGACCAACTGGTCTTATCTTCGCAATGAAGAGCCGTTACAATGACGGTGCTGGTGAATCACCATCTAATCCTAAGGTTACTACTGGTGATACTGAAGCACTTGGTCTTGATGTACCTAATACAGCATTCTCTGGTCCAGTTACAACAGCTGCTGGTGAAGCACTTGGTGCAGCTGGTGGTACAGACTTCGGTGACATGGGATTCACAATTGAAAAAGCTACTGTTGAAGCTAAGACTCGTGGTCTTAAAGCTGAATACACAATGGAGCTTGCTCAAGATCTTAAGAGTGTTCACGGTTTAGATGCTGAATCAGAACTTGCTAACATTCTTTCAACTGAAATCCTCGCTGAAATCAATCGTGAAGTTATCAACACAATCAATGCTAAGGCTAAGCCTGGTTTCGATGGTGGTGATTTCGATCTTTCAACTGATGCAGATGGACGTTGGGCTGTTGAGAAATTCAAGAGCTTGATCTTCCAACTTGAAGTTGAAGCTAATAAGATTGCAACTGAAACACGTCGTGGTAAAGGTAACTTTATCATCTGCTCTGCTAATGTTGCTTCTGCTCTTGCAGCCGCTGGTCAACTTGATTACAGCCCTGCTCTTGCAACTAATCTACAAGTAGATGCTACTGGTAACACTTTCGCAGGTGTTCTTAATGGTCGCCTTAAGGTATATGTTGATCCATATGCAGTTAGCGATTATGTAACAATCGGTTTCCGTGGATCAAATCCATATGATGCTGGTCTCTTCTACTGCCCATACGTACCACTCACTATGGTACGTGCAGTTGATGAAAGCACATTCCAACCTAAGATTGGTTTCAAGACACGCTACGGCATGGTTAAGAATCCATTCGTTGAATCTGCTACTAGCGGTACAACTGGAACAGATAATCTGAATCCATATTTCCGTACATTCGGTGTTGCTAACATCAATGTTGGAAGTTAATTTTAATTAATTAACATTTACTTTGAAGGGGTCTCGAAAGAGGCCCCTTCTTTTTTATATAAATAACTATATGAGTAATTTAACAGACAATTATAATTTTCTTTCCCCGACAGGATTTAAGTTGGTTATTAATCGTAACAATTTAGCTAATACTGAATACTTCTCAACTAGTGTTACTCTTCCAAGTCTGAATTTAGGTCAGATAGATGTTCCCAAAAATCAATATAAGGGTTATTTATCTGGAGATATAACATTCGATGATTTCTCTATTAGAATTGCAATCGATGAAGATATGAAAGTCTACAAAGAACTTTATGATTGGATGTTACAAAATAGAGATGCAAACAGTCCTGTTGTGTATGATGCTACTCTGATAATTCTAACCAATCATAATCTACCCAACAACAAAATTCAATTTACCAATCTTTTTCCTTTGTCAGTAAGTGGATTGGAATTTAGTACACAGGCTACCGATGTTGAATATCTACAGACTGATGTATCCTTTAGATATGACGAGTTTAAAATATTATAAATAAGTTTATATTATGATGAGTTTAAATGATATTTTAGAATCTTGGAAGAAAGATTCAGTGATTGATGAACATGCTTTAGATGATGTAACTATTGAGACATCTAAACTACATGCAAAGTACCTTGAAATCTTCACATTGTCTAAGTTACAGTTAAGAAAGAAAGAGATGGACTTAGAGAAAGTCCGAAAAGATAAGTGGCTCTACTATACTGGTAAGATGACTCAAGCAGATATGGATAAGAGAGGTTGGCCATATGATCCATTCCAAGGTATGACTAAACCACTTAAATCTGAAATGGAGATGTACTATAATACTGATGAAGATATCATTAAGGTAAAGTCAGGTATTGAATATCAGAAAGCCATCATTGATTCCCTTGAAGAGATTATGAATAATATTAGATGGAGACATTCACACATTAAGAATATCATTGAATTCAGAAAGTTTACATCTGGAATGTAATTCGATATACCTTCTAAAGCCGATTATAGAATCTTTATCTTGATTCATTGATAATTAAGTAATCTTGCCAATTTGAACATAGTCATCACTGTTCTGTATTGATTTGATTAAACCAATTATAATAGAATGTCAAATGTATGTCAAGGTGATATCGCAGATTTCCGCAGGAAAGAATAAAAAGTATGGATAATATTATTATTGAAAAGAAGAATGAATCAACCTTGTATGTTACAAGTAGGGATTCTGGCATCTTAATGGAATTATCTGAGTACTTTACTTTTTATGCTCCAGGCTATAAGTTCATGCCCAGCTACCGCAATAAGATGTGGGACGGCAAAGTGCGCCTTTATAATCGTATGAATAGTACCATTCCTTATGGTCTATTAAATGAGGTTCTTCAATTTTCTAAGGATAGAGATTATCAAGTAAATCTTACACCAGATATAGAAAATAGATTTAGTTATGATGAGAAATTCATTGATGATCTGAGTCTATATGGTGGAGGTAATCAAATTGAAGCTAGAGATTATCAAAGGAAAGCATTTGAATTTGCTACAGAGAATGGTAAAGGTATATTAGTATCACCAACTGGTTCGGGTAAATCACTTATCATCTATATGTTGATTCGTTATTTTCTTCAAGAGGAGCTTGATAAGAAAGTCATCATTGTTGTTCCGACCACTTCCTTGGTTGAACAGATGTATAAAGACTTTGCCGATTATTCATCAAATGATTCAGACTTTGATGTTGAAGAAGATGTGCATAGAATTTATTCTGGTAAAGAGAAAACATTCGAACAGTCTGTTGTTATAACTACTTGGCAGAGTGCTATCAAACTTCCGCCTGCTTGGTTCGAACAGTTTGGATGTATCATAGGAGATGAGGCACACACATTCAAAGCTAAATCTCTCACAACAATTATGAATCGTCTGGTTAATGCTGAGATGAGAATCGGCACAACAGGTACTTTAGATGGTGGTCAAGTAAATGAATTGACTCTTATTGGTAATTTTGGACCAGTTTATAAAGTTACAACAACACAGTCTCTTATTGAATCTGATACACTAGCAGATCTTAAGATCAAAGCACTTGTTCTAAAATATAGTGATGAAGTTCGAAAAGCATTTGGTAAACAGACATATGCAGATGAAATCAGCTTCATTGCGGCCCACGAAAAGAGGAATAGATTCATCACTAACTTGGCTCTAGATCAAACAGGAAATACTCTAGTTCTTTATAATCTCGTTAAGAAACATGGTGAACCCCTATTTAAACAGATAAGAGATAGAGCAGGT